AAGTACCATTAGCATATGCTCCAAAAGAAAAATGGTTAGTAAGAGTAGATGGAGATCCATCTCTAAATAACTATACATATGTTTCATTACCAAGAATGAGTTTTGAAATTGTAAGTTATGCTTATGACCCAACAAGAAAAACAAATAAACTAAATAAGATTACATGTGAAAATTTAAATGGTACTAATAAGAAGTCTACATTTAGTCCTGCCCCATATAATATTGATATTAGTTTATACATTATTACAAAGACACAAGAAGATGGTATGCAAATACTTGAACAAATACTACCAATATTCACACCTGAATACACATTGGCAGTTAATGCATTACCGGCTTTAGATATAGTACAAGATGTTCCTGTGATTTTACAATCAGTACAGGTTAACGATGAATATGATGGTGATTTTCAGACAAGAAGGTTTGTTACTCATACACTGAACTTTCAGTTAAAAACAAACGTTTATGGTTATGTTAATGAACAAGGTGTTATTACAACAACTAATGTTAATCTTTCAGAGCCAATAAACACAAAATATACAGCAACCCAGCCTTCTCCTGATGATCCACTCACAGAGAACTGGGAAGCTCAATTTTAATGGCACAAGTTTATTTAGGTAATCCTAATTTAAAAGCAGCGGGTGTAACAGTACCATTTACAGAAGATGATGTAATAGAACTTCGTAAATGCCGTAAAGATCCGATCTACTTTATTGAGAACTATTGTAAGATTATTACACTAGACCATGGCCTACAACCATTTAAATTATATGAGTGTCAACGTGAAAAGGTTAAAATAATACATGAAAATCGTAAAGTCATTCTTATGGAAGGTCGGCAGCAAGGTAAAACTACCACAAGTGCTGCGTACATTCTATGGTACACTATATTTCAAGATTCGAAAACGGTCGCCATATTGGCAAACAAAGCAGCCGCCGCGCGGGAAGTACTTAGCAGATACCAATTAATGTATGAGAATTTGCCTAAGTGGATGCAACAAGGCGTTATAACATGGAATAAAGGTGATATTGAATTAGAAAATAATGCAGTTGTATTTACTGCAGCAACATCAAGTTCTGGTATTCGTGGTAAATCTGTTAACATGTTATATGTTGATGAGACCGCAATTATACCAAATAATGTAGCAGAAGACTTTTTTACTTCGGTTTATCCTACAATTTCTGCTGGTACTACAACAAAGATCTTATTATCTTCTACACCATTAGGATATAATCATTTCTGGAGGTTCTGGAATGATGCACAAGAAGGAAATAATGACTTTGTACCACTGTTTATACCATATAATCGTATTCCAGGACGAGATGAAAAGTGGGCAGAAGAACAAAAAAGACAGCTTGGTGAGCTAAAATTCAACCAAGAGGTATTATGTACGTTTCTAGGATCTAGCTTAACATTGATACGAGCAGACGTTATTGCAAAGCTAAATCCTACAAATAATAAATATAGTAAAGATGGCTTAGATATATTTAATAAGCCTGAAAAAGGACATACATATGTTATCATTGCTGATACTGCAAAAGGTGTTGGTGGTGATTATTCTGCATTTAATATAATAGATATTACAGAAATACCATATAAACAGGTAGGAAAATATAGGGATAATAAGATAAGCCCATTACTCTACCCAAATATACTACATAAAATAGCAACAGAATATAATAATGCATATGTATTAATAGAAGTAAATTCAAGCGAACAAGTAGCATCAATATTATACTCTGAGCTTGAATACGAGAATATACTCTTTGTCAATAGAAGCTCTAATGGACAGGTTGTCTCAGGAGGTTTTGGAGGCGGACAAACACAACTTGGAGTTGTTACTGATAAAAGAGTAAAACGAATTGGTTGTACCAATTTGAAGTCAATGGTTGAAGAGAATAAGTTAATTATTCAAGATGTCGATACTATTGCAGAGTTATCAACCTTTATTGAAAAGCGTGGATCATTTGCTGCCGATGAGGGTTATCATGATGATTTGGTTATGACTTTAGTATTATTTAGTTGGTTAACTTCCAATCCATACTTTAAAGACTTAAATGATGTTAATATGAGACAAGCAATGTATGAATCTCATATACAGCAGATAGAAGATGAGCTAACACCATTTGGATTCTATGACGATGGAAGAGAAGATGATCGTGAACAAGTGCTAGCGAATTTTTGAATATTATAATAATATAAATATACGATATAGAGGAAACTCTAATAATACATTAATTAAGGAGAAACATAATGGCGTTTCAATTATCTCCAGGAGTATTAGTAACAGAACAGGATCTTACCAATATTGTTCCTGCTGTGTCAACATCGGCTGGCGCTTATGCGGGTACATTTATGTGGGGTCCAGTTGAGGAACCAGTTACTATCACTTCTGAAAACACTCTTGTTGAGCGTTTCGGAAAACCGGTTGATGGTATTGGTCAATCATGGTTCACTGCAGCTAACTTCCTATCATACACAAATAACTTATTAATTTCACGTGTCGATACAGAAGCTGTTAACGCTGTTGCCGTGCAGGCAGGTGTTATTGCAACAATTACAGTTACTAATGATGCTGGTGCAGTTTATGACCCAGCAGATCTACCTACAGTTACAATCTCAGCTCCAGACATTGCGGGTGGTACACAAGCTACTGCGGTTGCTGTTGTTGATGAAAATACAGGTGCATTAACAGGTATTACAATTACAAATGGTGGTTTTGGTTATACTAGTGATGACCAAGGTGTTCCAGATACTGCTGAAGTTACAATTGAAGCAGACTCTGGTGCTAACCAACCAACTTTAGGTTTTACATTAGAAACTAAAGGTTTAAAAGTTAAAAACTTTGATGATTATAATGACAACTATGTAAATGGTAATGGTATTGTTGGTGAATGGACAGCTAAATATCCAGGTGCTTTAGGTAACTCACTTAAAGTTGAAATTGCAGACTATTCAACATATGTTAACTGGCCATACGCACAAGAATTTGATGCTCAACCAGAAACATCTGCTTATGTAGAAGGTGTTGGTGGTCAAGGCGACGAAGTACACGTAATTGTTATTGACGAAGATGGTGAATGGACAGGTACTCCAGGTTCTATCTTAGAAAGATTTGCTTTCTTATCTAAAGCTTCTGATGCTAAGAAAACTGACGGTGCTAATAACTACTATAAAACAGTAATTAACTCACAATCACGTTATATTTGGTGGATGGATCATCCAACAGACCTTGGTTCAAGTTCTACAACAAATACAACTACTTTATCTGGCGATTCTGTTGCTGGATGGGGAACTGTAGCTGCTAACGGTAAAGGTTATGCTGACTTAGCAAACGTTGTGTCTAGATCTTTATCTGGTGGTACAGATGATGTTGAACCTACATCAGGTCAAATTATGAATGGCTTCTCAGTATTTGCTAATTCAGATTTATATGACATTTCATTAGTTTTAGGCGGTAGAGCAACAGAAGAAGTTGCTGATTATATTATCAGTAATATTGCTGAAGTAAGAAAAGATTGTGTAGCATTCTTATCACCTTTAGAAGTAAGTACAGGTAATATTATTCAAGGTAATGGTTCTGATGCTGCTAATAAATTAGTCGCATTTAGAAATGAATTACCATCATCATCATATGCTGTATTAGATTCTGGTTACAAATATCAGTATGACCGCTATAATGATACTTATCGTTGGGTACCACTTAACGGTGATATTGCTGGTCTTGCTGCTCGTACAGATTATACAAATGATGCTTGGTGGTCTCCAGCTGGTCTTAACCGCGGTCAAATTAAGAACGTTGTTAAACTTGCTGTAAACCCAGGTAAAACAGAAAGAGATACACTCTATAAGAAAGGTATCAACCCAGTAGTTACATTCCCTGGCGAAGGTACAGTCTTATTTGGTGATAAAACTCTTCTTGCTAAACCAAGTGCATTTGATAGAATTAACGTTCGTAGATTGTTTATTGTTCTTGAAAAAGCAATTGCAATTGCGGCTAAATATCAATTATTTGAATTTAACGATTCATTTACAAGAGCACAATTTAAGAATTTGGTTGAACCATTCTTAAGAGATGTACAAGGTCGAAGAGGTATTATTGATTATCGCGTTAAATGTGATGATACAAATAATACTGGTGAAGTTATCGATCGTAACGAGTTTGTTGCCGATATCTTTATTAAACCTAATCGCTCAATTAACTTCATCTCATTGAACTTCATTGCTGCAAGAAGTGCTGTAAGTTTTGAAGAAATTGGTGCATAGTATATAAATAATAAAGAATAACAAAGGAAATCAAAAATGGCAAATTTAAGTGATTTTAAAGCTCAGATGATTGGAGGCGGCGCTCGTGCCAATCAGTTCCGAGTGGATCTGTCCTTTCCTAACTTTGTTACTGCCGGTACTTTGGTTGGATTAAATGCGCAGTTCATGTGTAAAGCTGCGCAATTACCACAATCAACTATAGATAACACTCCAGTTTTCTATAGAGGCCGTCAAGTTAACTTTGCTGGTGAAAGAACATTTGCACCTTGGACTGTGTCTGTGTACAATGATACCACATTCGCTGTACGTAATGCTCTAGAGCGTTGGTCAGACGGTATTATGAACCACAGCCAAACTGATGGTAGAACAAATCCTGGTGACTATCAAGTTGACTTATTAGTAACTCAATTAGATAGAAATGGAGCTGCAATCAAATCTTATACGTTTAGAGATGCATACCCAACAGTAATCTCACCGATTCAGTTGGACTATGAAACAAATAACGTAATTGAAATGTTTGACGTTGAATGGACATATAACTACTGGACATCTAATACAACTGAAGGTTCTGACTTCGGTATTAATGTGAGTTTCGATACACCTATCGGTACATTCCCATTACCGTTCTAGTAGTGTTTTTATTATAAAGGTATATTATGGATATATTCGGATTTGAGATAAAGAGGAAAAAAGATCAGCAACCTAAAGGGGCCGTAGTAGCCCCTGCGGTTGATGATGGCTCGACCCTCATAGCATCTAATACGGCTGCCTATTATGGCGCAACATTAGATCTTGAAGGTACCATTAAGACTGAGAATGACCTCATACGAAGATATAGACAGGTTGCTCAATACTCTGATTGCGATAGTGCAATCGAAGATATTGTCAATGAAGCTATTACTGCAAACAGTGATGAATCACCTATCGATATCGTACTAGATGATGTAGAATTATCTGAAGGTATTAAGAATAAAATACGTGATGAGTTTGAAAATGTATTGAAACTCTATCACTTTGGCTCTAAAGGCCATGACATGTTTAGATCTTGGTATGTAGATGGAAGACTCTATTATCATGTATTACTAGACAATAACAATCCTAAGAAAGGGATTGCAGAAGTAAGATATATTGATCCTCGTAAAATACGTAAGATCAAGAACGTACACAAGAAAAAGAATGATAAAGGTGTAGAAGTCGTAGTAAAAGTAGAAGAATACTATGTTTACCACGATAAAGGAATCAATGAGAATACATCACAAGGTGTTAAACTTAGTTTAGATTCTGTTGTATATGCACCATCTGGTTTGATTGACGGTAACACAACAATGATGTTGGGTCATTTACATAAAGCAATTAAACCAGTTAACCAGTTAAAAATGATCGAAGATGCATTAGTCATCTATCGAGTTTCAAGAGCACCGGAAAGACGAGTGTTCTATGTTGACGTTGGTAACCTACCTAAGATGAAGGCAGAACAATACGTTAACGATATTATGAACAAGTTTAGAAACAAAATTGTTTATGATGCAACAACCGGTGAAATACGAGATGATAAGAAACATCTCAGCATGATGGAAGATTTCTGGATGCCACGTAGAGAAGGTGGTAAAGGTACAGAAATTACAACATTACCTGGTGGCCAAGGTTTAGGAGATATTGCTGATATTAATTATTTCCAAACTAAGTTGTATCAAGCATTAAATGTACCGATTTCAAGACTTCAACCACAACAAGGTTTTAGTCTAGGTCGTTCAAGTGAAATTACTCGAGATGAGATTAAATTCAATAAGTTTATTGAACGATTAAGAAAAAGATTCTCAATGGTATTTGCTGAAACATTAAAGTTACAGTTAATACTTAAAGGTATTATCAACCTTGATGATTGGAATAGTATTGTACAAGATGTACGATTTGACTATCAAGAAGATAATAACTTTGCTGAATTAAGAGATACTGACATTATGATGAATCGATTAAATGTATTACAAACAATCGATCAATATGTTGGTAAGTATTACTCACAAGAATATGTAAGAAGATTTATACTAAAACAATCTGAAGATGAAATTAAAGACATCGATGGTCAGATTGAAGGTGAGAGAGATAGTATGTTAGGTGATGCAGAGTTCCAAGCAAGGCACGATGCAGTTAGAAGAGGCGAAAATCCTGACCAGGAAGAGCAGCCCGATGAAAGTGAAGGAGAAGAACAATGAGTGGTGTAAATGATATTATAGATGCAATTCAAAGTGGTGATTCAGTAGCTATTGATGATGCATTTAATAAAGAAATGTCAGCAAGAGTTTCAGATCGATTAGATACAATGAGACAAGATGTTGCACAAAATATGTTTAAATCTGCCGAATCAGTAGATTTAGATGCTGATACAGAAGTTGAAGATATGGATTTAGAAGCAGCACCAGTAGAAGATGCTGTTGAAACACAAGACGAATTAGATATAGAAGTTCAGGATACAGCAGATACTCCAGTAGAAGAACCTGCTCCTGATGTACAAACTGACGAACAGGAAGTTTAATGTATTTTAATCAGTTTAGAAGAAAGTTATCTGGCGAGAAGATAACTGAACAGCTTCGATGCTATGATCATCTTATACAAAAAGATGAAAATGGTACTGTGTTTATTGGTACTGTAAAAACAAAGTTTACTGAGTTAGAAGAAGCAAGAAACTATATTAAGCAACAATACGAAACAGTAAAACTAGAAGAGCAAGTTAAAACAGAAATATACGAAGAACTATCAGAAAATAAGATCGTTGATATTATACAAAAATATTATGATGTTAAAGTTACAGATACATTAATAGAATCATATATCGATCTCGCTTCTTCTAAACTTTTTACATTAGATCCTGCAGTCGAAGATATAAGAAACCTCAATAAGTTAGACACACTTGTTGAAGGTAAAATAGATTACAGACTTGAAGATGATAGTGTTATTGCTATTAGTCAACATACAAATGAAAAGTTAAAAGATTTATTTCAAGCTCATACAGATGTTGTTGAGCATATGAGACAAACAAAAGAAAATTTTGTAAAAGTTTTAAAAGATATTGGAGAATAATGAATGGCAATTACACCTCAAGTATTAAAGTTAAATGATACTGAAGCCGTTGTAAAGGTTTATGGAACAAATGATGCTGGTACTATTGATTTATCAACACTCATTCCTTCTACACAAGCTTTAGATGGTTCCACTCAAACAGTAAACATTAATAAGATTGAATGGGCAGGAACAGCTGCTTCAACAGTAACCATTGCTAGAGGTGCTGCTGGAGTTGTTACAGTTGATTCAACTGGTAGTGATAGTTTAGAATTTGGTGCGGGTTACTCAGATACCACAGGAAATACTGATGATATTTTAGTTACTGTAACTGGTACCGTAGCGGTATATTTAACACTACGAAAAGTTAGTGGTTATGCTAACAAAGTAGAAACAGCACAGTTTAGTGTCTATGATGACGTTACAGCTGTAGGGAGCTAAGTAAATGAAACTAATTAAAGAACATACCGAAGAGGTTAAGTATCTAGTTGAAGAGAAACTAGGTAAAGGTAAAGAATATTTTATTGAGGGTATATTCCTTCAATCAAATTTAAAGAATCGTAACGGACGAGTTTATCCAACAGAAATTTTGGATAAAGAAATCAAACGCTACAATGAAGAATACGTGACTAAAAACCGCGCATTCGGTGAGTTAGGACATCCTGATTCTCCAACAATTAATCTAGATCGTGTATCACACATGATTAAAGAGCTTAAACGAGATGGTGATAACTTTATCGGAAAAGCTAAAATCATGGATACACCTTATGGAAAAATTGTTAAGAATCTAATTGACGAAGGTGCAACACTTGGTGTTTCATCACGAGGCATGGGATCATTAACTCAAAAAGGTGGTGTTTCAATGGTTCAAGACGATTTTACTTTAGCAACAGCTGCTGATATAGTTGCTGATCCATCTGCACCTAATGCATTCGTTGAAGGTGTGATGGAGTCTAAAGAATGGGTCATGGTCGATGGAAAATTTGTGGAAAGAGATTTGCTAGAGGCCCAGCGTATTATTCGTAAAACTTCTAGTAAGAATCTTAATGAGGCGAAACTCAAATTATTTGCAGATTTCCTCAACAAAATTAAGTAAATTATAAATAATATTAATATCTTATAAAGATAATTAAATTTTAGGAGATACATATGTCTATCGAACAAAAGATTGCTGAGATCTTAGCTGAATCTAAATTAGAAGATGCTACTATCGATCAACCTGAAGTGTCTGAAGACATCCAAGAGGATCAAACAGCAGAAGTTGTAGCTGAAGAAACCGAAGAAGTGAATGAGGAAGAACTCAAAGCTTCTAAAAAGGAAGATGAAGCAAACAATAAGAAAAACGCTGTAGATAAAAACCCTCAGGGTGACAAGGCAAAAGCAGTTAAAGAAGAAAAAGATTGCGACGATGATGAAGACGATGACGACGATGAAGATGAAGTCAAAGTTAAAAAAGAATCATCATGCAAGAAAGAAGAAGTTGAAACTGAAGACGAAATGATTATTGACGTGCAAGAAGACGTTGATGCATTAGTTAACGGTGAAGAACTTTCTGAAGAATTCAAAACTAAAGCAGCAACTATCTTTGAAGCGGCTATTATTAACCGTGTTAAAGCAGAAACTGCTAAGTTAGAAGAAGCATTTGAAGCTAAGCTTGAAGAAGCTGTAGCCGAAAGTAAAGAGGGATTAGTTGAAAAAGTTGATGGATACCTCAACTACGTAGTTGAGCAGTGGATTGCACAGAATGAAATAGCCCTTGAACATGGTATGAAGTCTGAAATTCTTGAAGGCTTTGTTGGAGGTCTTAAAGGCCTATTCGAAGAGCACTATATCGATATTCCAGAGGAAAAATTTGATGTGTTAGGTGCTTTAGAAGAAGAAACAGCAGAATTAAAAGCTAAACTTGACGAACAAGTTGCAGCTAATGTTGAACTTAATAAAGTAATCAACGAAAGCAAACGTGACGAAATCGTTAAAGCAGCTTCTGCAAATATGACTGAAACAGAAAAAGAAAAATTCTTAGGCTTAGCTGAAGAATTAGCTTTTGAAGATTCAGAAACTTTCGAGAAGAAAGTACAGACTATCCGTGAAAATTATTTCAACGGTAAAACATCAACAAATGTTGAAAGTGTTGTAACAGATTCACCAGTTGAAGAATTAACTGAAGAAGCAAAACCAGTTGATCCTACAATGGCTCGTTACTTAAACGCTATCAAAAATAAACAAACTTACTAATAAGGAAAATTAAAAATGGCTACTCGTCAAGATTTAATGAAAAAATGGCAGCCTATCCTTGAAGCGGAAGGTTTAGATCCAATTAAGGACAACCACCGTAAAGAGGTTACTGCTGTTCTCTTGGAAAACCAAGAACAAGAAATGCGTAAGCAAGCTGGCATCCTAAACGAAGCTGCTCCTACTAACTCAGGTGGCGGTGGTGTTGCTCAAGGTCACGCTGGTGCTACAACTGATAACGTTGCTGGTTTAGATCCAGTACTTATCTCTTTAGTACGTCGTGCTATGCCACAAATGATTGCATATGATATCGCTGGTGTTCAACCAATGACACAACCTACAGGTCTTATCTTTGCAATGAAATCACGTTATACAAACCAAGCTGGTGATGAAGCATTATTCAACGAAGCTGATACAGACTTTGCTGGTACAGGTACTGCTGCTGGTTCTAACCCAGTTGATGGTACATACACAACAGGTACTGGTATGACAACAGCTGCTGCTGAAGCTTTAGGCGACGGCGTTGGTGCTGACTTCGGTGAAATGGCTTTCTCAATCGAAAGAACATCAGTTACAGCTAAGACACGTGCTCTTAAAGCTGAATACTCTATCGAATTAGCTCAAGATCTTAAATCAGTTCATGGTCTTGACGCTGAAGGTGAGTTATCTAACATTCTTTCAAATGAAATCCTTGCTGAAATCAACCGTGAAGTTGTTAGAACTGTTTATAAAACAGCTAAACCAGGTGCTCAAGTTGGTACAGCTACTCAAGGTACATTCGACTTAGACGTTGACTCTAACGGTCGTTGGTCAGTTGAAAAATTCAAAGGCTTATTGTTCCAAATCGAACGTGAAGCTAATGCGATTGCTCAACAAACCAGACGTGGTCGTGGTAACTTCATCCTTTGCTCATCAGATGTTGCATCTGCTTTAGCAATGGCTGGCGTACTTGACTATGCTCCTGCATTAAACACAAACTTAAATGTTGATGAAGCTTCTACAACATTTGCTGGTGTATTAAATGGTAAATATAAAGTTTATGTTGATCCATATTCAGCAAACCAAGGCGCTTCACAATTCTTCACAGTAGGTTATAAAGGTACTTCAGCATTTGATGCTGGCTTATTCTACTGCCCATACGTACCATTACAATTAGTACGTGCAGTTGATCCAGGTACATTCCAACCAAAAATTGGCTTCAAGACACGTTATGGTTTAGTTTCTAACCCATTCGTACATCTTGATGGTTCTGGTGACCTACAAGCTGATGAAAACTACTACTACAGACGTGTTAAAGTTACAAACTTAATGTAATTTTAATATCCTCTTAAGGATAGTTTTAAGAGAGGGCTTCTACGGAAGCCCTTTTCTTTTATATAAATAATAATAGATTATATAATTAAGGATAATAGAATGGCACAGTGTCCAGTTCCAGAGAATATAAACCCATTAAGTCCTGTTGGATTTAGATTAGATATTGAAAAGTTACCGAATGTAAGTTATTTCTGTCAAGAAGCAACATTACCAGACGTAACTATTAATTCTATTCCTGTTGCTACACCATTAGCACAGATTCAAATACCTGATACCATACTCCAATATGGTGATTTAATAGTTAACTTTCTTATTGATGAAAATATGGATAACTATAAAGCGTTATATGATTGGTTAAAAGGATTAGGTTTCCCAACTAACCATGATGAATATTCTGATTTTATTGCTCAAGATCAGCAAGCAAATAAAATGGAATTAAGTAAGAACTATTCTGATGCTTCATTATCTATCTTATCAAGTAATAATCAAGTTGTAAAAACATTAAGATTTGTAGATATGTTTCCGATATCATTAGCTTCATTACAATTTGGTTCAAACTTATCCGATGTTAATTACCTTCAAGGTAATGCTATATTTAGATATACATACTACGAATTTTCTGAATAAAATAGTGTACTTTAATTAGTACCTGTGATATAATATAATTTTAAATAGTGTGAGAATATTATGAATTTACAAGAAGTACAAGACGAATGGGAAAAGGATTGTCAGATCGATGATAATCATTTAGGTGAAGCTTCAACATACACACCAAACCTACATGCCAAATATCTTAAAATTTTAATTAATACAAAATTAAAATTAACTAAGATTCAAGCAGACTACAATATCTTACGTAAGAATAAATTTAAGTATTATCGTGGTGAATTATCTCGAGAAGAATTATCTACTCTTGGTTGGGAACCATGGCAATATAATAAACCATTAAAGAATGAAATGGATGAATTCTTACAAGGAGATAAAGATCTTATTGAAGTTAATCAAAGAATAGAATATCTCAATGTTATGCTATATACATTAGAGTCTATTCTTTCTCAAATAAAAGCAAGAGATTGGCAACTTAAAAATGCTATCACTTGGAAACAATTCTTATCTGGAATGTAATGTTATTAAAGATAGAAAAAATATCTGAAGTTCATTTAAGAATATATTCTGATCCTAATTGTGAACAGGAATTAGAAGCTTTCTTTACATATGAAGTACCCGGTGCTCGCTTTACACCAAAGTTTAAAGCGCGTTTATGGGATGGTAAAGTAAGATTATATTCTTTAATACGCAAAACACTATATGTTGGTCTATACAAATATGTACTTGAGTTTGCAAAACGATCAGGTTATCAAGTTGAGTATATACCTAACGATGATTTCCCAACACCAATAGAATCTAATTCTCACACTATAGAGGATATTGGAAAATGGATTGAATCGTTGGGTATGTATGCTCGTGGAGAACCAGTAGCAGCAAGAGACTATCAAGTCGAAGCTGTAACCACAGCTCTTAATTTAAATCGAACTGTACTGCTATCTCCTACCGCTTCGGGTAAATCGTTTATGATCTATTGTTTATTGCGATGGCATTTAGAAGAAGATCGTAAAGTTATGATTGTAGTACCAACAACTTCGCTTGTTGAACAAATGTATTCAGACTTTCAGGACTATTCTACAAATAATGGGTTTGAAGTTACTGAACATTGTCAAAGATTGTATAGTGGTTTCTCAAGAAACTTTATATCAAATGTGCTTATTACAACATGGCAATCTATCTATAAACAACCAAAACAGTGGTTTGAAAGTTTTGATGTAGTTGTAGGCGATGAAGCACACCAATTTAAAGCAACTTCTTTAATTAATATTATGGAGAAGATGCAACACGTTAAATATCGCATTGGTACAACAGGTACTATTGATGGTAAGAAACTCAATCAGTTAACACTCGAAGGTTTATTTGGTCCAGTCCATAGAGTTATTACAACAAAAGAACTTATGGATACAGGTAAAGTTGTGAATATTGATATTAATTGTCTATTCTTAAAATATAATGGTGAACTTCGAAAAGTTGCAAAGGACTTAGACTACCAGAAAGAAATGGATTTCCTTGTTACACATTATCCAAGAAATAAATTTATAAGAAACCTTGCATTAAATTGTAAAGGTAATACATTAGTACTGTTTCAATATGTAGAAAAACATGGTAAAGTTCTTTATGATATGATTAAAGAAAAATCAGATAAACATGAAGTTCATATTGTACATGGTGGTGTTAAGACTATGGACCGCGAAGATATTCGGCATAAGACTGAGGAAGGTAGCAATACAATAATTGTTGCCTCTTATGCTACTTTTTCAACAGGTATAAATATTCCTAGTATAGAAAACATTATCTTTGCTTCTCCAACAAAATCGAAGATAAGAAACTTACAGTCTATTGGTCGAGGATTAAGACTAAAAGAAGGTAAAAATAAACTGACATTATATGATGTTGCTGATGATCTACAATATAAATCAAGAAAGAACCATACTATGAATCACTTTATTGAACGCGTAAAAATATATTCAGAAGAAAAATTCGATTACAAGATACATGAGATTGACTTATGATCAAAGGAACCTACGCTGTACTTAAATTAATATCAGGCGAAGAAGTTATTGGAGCTGTGATAGAAGAATCTGAATATAATATTACACTAATGCTACCGATGGTTCTTAGAAACCTACCAAAAATATCTCCATTAAATGGTATGCCGGTTGAATCTTTATTCTTTAGCCCAATGTGTCAAATGTCTGCAGATGATACTTTTGTTATTGATAAAGCTCAAACATTCTTTATTAAAGAGATGGATCCAGTCTATATACCTCAATATGAGGACGCTATTGATAAGTTTCTTGGAACCATTTCTTCGGGCCCTGAGCCGGCAGTAGATGAAGTACAAAAGTTAGTAGATAAAATAAATGAATTGCATGGAAGTGATTTAGAAACGAAAGTAACGATAGATGATGAATTAGATTACTTAGATAATATGAGTAATGATAAAGATAAAAAGTTATTACATTAGTTATTACTTGAAAACCCCTATACAGATATAATATCACCTATCCAAATTTATGTACAATTATTTTTTTATTACGAAAATAATTTAACTTTTAATTGAATCTATTATATAATTTTATTATGAAAAATGAAAAAACAACCAAACCACATTACGTAAATAACGCAGAATTCTTACAAGCTATTATAGATTATAAAAAAGCATGTACAGAAGCTGAGGAATGTGGTGATCCAAAACCCGTTATACCAAATTATCTTGGCGAATGCATTCTTAAAATAGCAAGGAAACTTTCTAATCGTCCTAACTTTATTAATTATAGTTATAAAGACGATATGATTCTTGATGGCATAGAGAACTGTATTCAATACTTTGATAACTTCAATCCTGAAAAATCCAAGAATCCATTTGCATACTTTACACAGATTATCTACTTTGCATTCTTAAGAAGAATCGATAAAGAAAAGAAACAAGCTTATATTAAAGGTAAGATGGTTCGTGATAATACAATTGAATCTTTTGATGTACAAGACCACGATGCTGGTGAAGACTTTTCAAATATCTTTAAAGAGTTTATGCAAGATAATGGTACATTCGAACATGACTATGAAGATAAGAAGCGTAAGAAAAGACAGAAAAAAGAAACACATGTATCTTTAGATAACTTTACTGAGGGTGATGAATGAAAATAGCAATCCTAGGGGATACACATTTCGGAGTACGTGGTGATTCAATTAAGTTTCATGACTACTACCGTAAATTCTATGAGAATGAATTCTTTCCTTATTTAGAAAAGAATAACATCACGAATATATTCCAATTAGGCGATTTGTTTGACCGTAGAAAATACATCAATTTTAACACCCTGGCGTTAGCAAAAGACTACTTTTTTAATCGGATTGCTGACCAGGAGTTAAAATTATTCACGCTTTTAGGTAACCATGACATTTTCTGGAAAGAGTCATTAGAAGTGAATTCTACAGGCTTAGTTCTGGGTGAGTATAGTCAATATATTAATCTAATTGATGAACCACAACCAATAGCATTTGAAGATGGTACAACAATTGATATGATACCATGGATATGTAAAGAGAATCAACAAGAAGTTTTTGAATATATCGATCAATCTAAATCTGATTTGTGCTTTGGACATTTTGAGATTGCAGGATTCCCAATGTATAAGGGAATGGTCGGCCATCATGGGCTATCTCATGAAATGTTTTCAAAGTACGAAAGAGTCTTATCAGGTCATTATCATACAAGGTCCAAGCAAGAAAATATAGAGTATGTTGGCACTCCGTATGAAATGACTTGGCAAGACTATAATGATCCAAGAGGATTTAGTGTATTTGATACAGAAACAAGAGAATTAGAATTTATAAGAAACCCATATACAATACATGAAAAGATTACTTATGATGATAAGAACCATGACCCAGACGCCAGTATTGTCGATATAAAAGATAAGTATGTTAAAGTTGCGGTTGTCAATAAGACTGATCTTTATAAGTTCGATCAATTTATTAATGAGTTATATACAAAGGATGCACATGAAATTAAAATCATTGAAGACTTCTCTGAGTTTAATGATGGAGAAATTGCTACAGACATCAATATTGAAGATACAATGTCTATCTTATCTAACTATGTGGATTCGGTAGAGACTGATGAAAATAAAGAAGAAATAAAATCAGTACTCAAAGAACTCTATCTCGAAGCAATTAATCAAGAAGTTGTATAATTGTACATTAATTGAAATATTTGATATAATATATTTTTGAAAGGAATATTATGTTACATGAAATTAAACACAAGGACTTTCTTGCAACTGTTGAACCTATGGGTGCATTTGTAAGGATAATTGTTTACAATGGCCAAGGCAATGGAATTACAACCATGATGGTACCAAAAGAAGTAAGTGAACAATTAGCAAAGGCCTTCAATGATTGTATTTAAGTCTGTTCAATGGAAGAACTTTCTATCAACCGGCAATTCACCAAACAAAGTTAACCTGAATAGTCATGCCTCAACTCTTATCGTCGGTAAGAATGGTGAAGGTAAATCGACGATTCTTGATGCGTTATGTTTTGGGTTATTTGGTAAACCATTCCGTAATATTAAAAAGAATCAACTCGTAAACTCGATTAATGGTAAGAATTGTGTCGTTGAAATTGAGTTATCTATTGCAAATTCCCATTATAAAATAGTACGTGGTGCTAAGCCAAATATATTTGACATCTTTCTCAACGGTGATCTTGTTAATCAAGACGCGGCGGTTAAAGACTATCAAAAAGTTTTAGAACAACAAATCCTTAAATTAAATTATAAAACGTTTACTCAAGTTGTCATACTGGGTTCTGCCTCTTTTGTTCCTTTCATGCAGCTCCCAGCAGGACAACGACGTGAAGTTATTGAGGACATCTTAGATATTAGGGTGTTCTCTTTAATGAATAATCTACTTAAAGAAAAGATTACTGAAACTAAAAATGAAATGTCTGAGCTCGAAACTAAACTCAAACTCATTACAGAAAAAGCCAAAGCACAACAAAAGATTATTGATTCATTGACTGATACTAAGAACCAAAGTATTAATACAATCAAAGATAAGATTATTGCAAACAATAATACAATCGGAGAAAAGTCAGATACAGCATTGAATTTAATTGCACAGATTAATGACTTACAAAAAGATATACAAAATAAAGAAGCTATACTACGTGATATTGATATATGCAAAACAAATCTTTCAAAATTCAATCAAAAAGATTCTACAATTGATGAAAGTATAGAATTCTTTAATAAGAATGAAGTATGTCCATCATGTGAACAAGGTATTGAGCACTCACATAAAGATTCGATTGTAAGAAAATTAACTAAATCAAAAGAAGAGCATGCAGCAAGAACTCAATTATTAAATGAAGCATTAAACAAATTAAACACACAACTTGAAACAATCGCTGAAGTCAATGATCAAATTACAGATCTTAATATTACATTGTCAACAGAAAATAATGCTATTACAATGTTAACAAATCTTAATAAAGAGCTTGAACAAGAAATAACAGAACTAAATAACAATCAAGGCGATATTAATACAGAAAAGGTTGCATTAAAAGCGTATGCTGAAGAAGCACTTAAATTAAATGGTATAAAGATGGATATATCTAAGAAACGTAACGTACAAGATATTGCATCTATATTATTAAGAGATACTGGTATTAAAACTCAGATCATTAAAGAATACCTACCAGCGATGAATAAGTTAATTAATATGTACTTATCTGCGATGGATTTCTTTGTAAAATTTGAGTTAGATGAAAACTTTAATGAAGTGATTAAGTCAAGATTTAGAGATGAATTTACATATGCTTCATTCTCTGAAGGTGAGAAGATGAGAATCGACCTCGCTATCTTATTCACATGGAGACAAATCGCTAAGATGAAGAACTCCGTCAACACAAACTTATTATTACTTGATGAAATCTTTGATTCAAGTCTAGACGTAGCAGGTACAGATTATTTCTTATCGGTTATGGATAAACTTGGAGAAAACAATAACATCTTTGTTATCTCTCATAAAGGTGATGTACTACTCGATAAGTTCCAAAATAACATTCGATTTGAAAAGACGAATGATTTCTCAAAAATAGTTGAAAATTCTTAAAAATAACTGTGTACATTAATTAGAAAATAGGATATAATTATCTTATACTGAAGAGAGGCGGTAGAACTGGACCTGCGTGATAGATAGATTTGTTACAATTTGGTTACAAAAAAGTTGTTTACTTTAATTAGATTTCTTGATATAATATAACTATAAAATAAAGAAAGAGAGAGAATTATGAAATTTATTAAAGAAAACTTCCATTTTTCAGGTGGCTATTTAAACTATTATATTGATTATAAACAATATCCAAAATTTATTGCTAGATTTAAATATAATGCAGGTGATAGACACAAGTTTATTACAAAATTAATTAAAAACTTTACAGTTGAAGAATATCTAGCTAGATTAGATAAAGATGAAGCACCTTTTCAAATTGTTTCATAAAAAGGTGTACATTAATTCGTATTTAGTATATAATGGTTATATTAAATGATTGAGAGAGAATATGAATAAAGATTTATTAGCAAAATTACTCGCAAATGAAAACTTAACAGTTCTACAAGAACCAGTTAAGACTGCTTCATTTGACGTTAAAAATCGAGTACTCAGACTTCCACAATGGAAAGATTTATCTGAAGATATGCTCGATCTTTTTATTGGCCATGAAGTTGGTCATGCTCTATATACTACATCTGCATTCTGGTCAGATGAACTCAAAGCAATCAAACACTTTCAAGGTTATCTAAACGTACTTGAAGATGTTCGTATCGAAAAATTAATCAAAAGAAAATATCCAGGTCTACGTAAACCTTTTAGATTAGGTTACGATGAACTTAGAGAAAAAGACTTCTTTGAACTAAAGAAACAAGATATTAATAAGATGCTTTTGATTGATCGTATCAATCTATTTTATAAAGCAGGCGTAAAATCTGGCGTTAAATTTAATAAAGAAGAATCTGAGTTTGTAAGACGAGCTGAATATACAACTACAATAGATCAAGTTATTCAGCTCGCTAAAGAAATTTATGATTACACTAAACAAGAATTACAAGATAAACTTGACGAAATGAAAAATCAGGATCCACATGATGCTGAATTCGAACAAGAAGAAACAGGTTCAAACGAAGATGTATTTGGTGATACTGAAGAAAACGGCGAAGAAGAAACTGCTGAATCATATTCTTATGGTACAGATGCTGCTGATGCAGAAGATCTTATGGAATCTCAAACAGAACGAACTCTTCGTGAAAAACTAGAAGAACTTGCTGATCAATCAGTAGTAAACGTATACTATAAAATACCAAAACACATTGAAGATTCAGAAATATTTAATGACTACAAACATGTTATACAGACACTAGAGTCTGATAATCAAAACTGGTTTAGTCGTTATAGATCAGAAGAAGCACAACAGCATAAAGAAAACTTTAAAACAAGATTCTTAAACTCTTCTAAGAAAATTATCAACTATATGGTTAAAGAGTTTGAAATGAAAAAGGCTGCTGATAACTATAAAAGAACAATGCAATCAAAATCTGGTTCTTTAAATATGAGCAAACTATATCAATACAAACTCAATGACGATATATTTAAAAGAATTAATGTAGTACCTGATGGTAAAAATCATGGTATGGTGATGTTAGTTGATTGGTCTGCTTCTATGGATCAACATATCACTGAAACACTACATCAAGTTGTTAACTTATCATTATTCTGTAAGTCAGCACAGATTCCTTATTCAGTTGTAGCGCTCTCTACAGAATATGGTGTAAGAAGATATGACGATGATGGTATGAGAATACCTCACCCTGAACGCACAGTTCAAGTTGGTGAAGACGAAGTAAATCCATATGGTGATTTACATATGTTTGAATTGTTAAATTCTAAAATGACAAATAAAGAATTTAATTATGTTACTAGTCAATTAATCACTGGTGATATCTTCAAGCATGTTGACTTTCAGCTTGGTGGTACTCCACTCAATGAAGCTCTTGTCTATATGACTAAGTATCTTCCAATGTTTAAAGCAAAACACAATGTACAAAAATTATCATTCATTACACTAACTGACGGTGAAGGTGCTACTCTTACAGATAGAGATAACTTTGCATTAAAATCACGTCGAGTTTATAGTAAAGATAATGAATACTATACTAAAAAAGCATTCTTACATGATGAAATTACTAAGAAAAATTATCCATTATTATGGTCAGATTCTCATACATCAGCACTACTTGATGTAATTAAGAATCGCGTTGGTTGTACAGTTCTTGGTTTCTACATCTTCAAATATACTCAAAGAAATCTTTCAGCAGCATGGCATAATAATACAAGCCATGAATCAAGAGCTGCAGGTTATTTCTGGACTATCATTGATGAACTCAAGAAAAGAATTCGTGATAATGGCTATGTATCTCTTAGTGGTACAAACTATGACGACTTATTCTTAATACCTACTAAGTCT